ATGAAGAACAAACTTCTAACTGGCCTCAACGTAGAATCTCCCACCGAAAAATTCAAAAACATTCGCCTTACCCATCACGGTTGGGATGTAGATAAGGATTGGTACATTTATCTTGAATACAATTACAACGGAACTTGGAAACCAAGGAAATTTCAAGTTGCGAATAAATTCAAGGATGTTTCAGTAAGAAAAAAACACGCTGAAGCCATTTTAGCCGCCCGTATTAAATGGATTTCTATGGGTTGGAACCCAATCGATGACCCTAAGTTCAAACAGAAAAACAAAGCCTCTTTACGTGAAAAAATAGAAAACGATCTAATTTCCGAATCTACTCCCCTACTTAAGGCGCTTGATAAAGCACTAGAAGCCTTGCCTATTAAAAAAAGTACCCGGCGCACATACAAATCAGCTTACAACCAAATAAAACCGACAATTATCGAATTAGGATACGACATTTTGCCTATTTCGGAATTTAAGCGCAAAGACTTCAAGCTGGTTTTAAAGCGGCTAGAAGATAGTCGTAGATGCGAAAACAACCCTCTTAGTAATAGATACTACAATAAAATAGTTGAAACAATGAGGCTTTTGTTTGGGTATATAGAAAAAGAGGAAGTTATTGAGTACAACCCAGCCGCTAAAATGTCATTCAGAAATGTAGGTGAATCTGCAATGTATGAAACTTTGACAGCGAAAGAAAAAATAAAAGTAGCGCACCAACTATCAATTTATCACCCAAACTTTTGGCTTTATTCACTGTGTATTTACCATGCAGGTCTAAGACCCGATGAAGTTTGTGCATTAAGGGTAAGCGATCTAATCTTTGACGAGGATTACATCAAAATCATACCGGATGAAGAAAGAAGAAATAGTAAAACCAATAAAATTGGGCGTGTACCGATGTGTATTGAACTGAAGGAAATGTTATATGCACATACAATAGATGCGGACCCCAATGCCTTTGTTTTCGGGGCTTTAACAAAAAGAAAAGGAATAGGCAACCGCGGTATGGGGAGTATTCTAATAATGGAAGAAGATGGTACCGTAAAACGTTTAACAGGAGCTAAAAGACCGGGTTATTTTGCGCCCTCATTTGTTAGAATAAAGCGCGACACGGCAACTAACTTATGGCGCGACCTAGTAATGAAGCAACTTAAAATTCATAAAAAATTGTATAGTTTAAAGGCTTTAGGAGCTGATGACAAACTACGTGCTGGCATAGATATTGATACAATCCGCTTCGTCTTTAGACATACCAAGGTTTCACAAACAAAAACGTATGCGCGTGAAATAACTGAATTCTATAAAAAAGAAATCATCGCTAAAGCTGTTCCTTTTATAACTAAATTAGCATCGTCACAAACAGTAGCAAACCCAGTACAGCTGCAAAAAGTAACACCGATGCGTTGTATAATAAAATACAATATTGCGTAGTATTGAACAGAATATCTAGGTTATACAATTTTAACAATTGATTAGCCGTTAAATTTCTAAGATTGCAACGCACACGGTTTATAACTGTGGGCGTTCATTACTAGTAATTGCAGCGACTAAATTAACCTTGACTACTATGACAGCGATTGAAGATTTTTTGACCAGAATTTCAGCAAATGAATGCGCAAAAGTATTAGCAACCTCGATTAATAACATGATTTTAGCCAACATGGGAGCTGATCCCAAAATATTGGCCAACGATGTTAATTTATTGGTGGAACTTATGAACGTGTTACACGAATCCGAAAAAGAACATTCAACAAAAAAAGGGGGTTGATACCCCCTTTATGATTTATAAAACATTAACTATTCGTACGTTTGTTGGCTGCACCTTGTAAATGGGCCTCCGAATGGCTTTACAATTTTTCTTTTCAAAAGGCATAATGCAAACTTTGTTGCCTTGGTTTCCTCCTAATACATAATAATGGGTCTTATTCTCAGCAACGTAAATCCCAACATGATTTCCTCCATTACGTGGGAAAATTAACACGTCGCCAAGCATCGCGGTTTTTACTGGTGTCCCGAAGTTTTTCCAATTAAGCGCCCATAGTGGGTTTTCAACGATAGTTTTGCCTGCTCTTTTGGCTACGATGGCCATGAATAAGCCACACCAAGGGATTGAATCGTTAATGTAGGATTTCCTTACACCGATTTCGTCGGCCCAAGACATTATAAGGCCGTTAGAAGATTCTCCCGGCATCTCTGCTACGCCATACAATTTGATTGCTTCTAAAAGCATTTTAGGGCTTTGTTCGCGGGTGAGAAACTCGAATTTTTGGGGTAACAATTTAATGGTAGATTATTTTAAATAAATAGAGAACTATTGCTATAATGCCAACAACTACTACAAATACAAACCAAGTAGGTGACCTGCTCTTTTCTGTTTTTTCAAGGGTGCTTTTACTGGTATTACTTACTTTGGTTTGCGATTGGGTTAACGAATCACGGTAATTTGTTTGGAAACTGTTTTGGCTTTGGCTCTCACGTTTTCGACCTATTTCTATTACAGTGGTTCTCTGGTAGGGCGGCGCCGAATCTTGTGGAATTACTTCAAAAATTGTTTTCTTGTAGTATAAACAGTCCAGTAGTGCTGTGCTTAAATTGACGGTGCGTGTTGAATCGGAAGTTTTGCCGATTTTCTTATCTACATATCTGTTGACTGTTTCGGCAACCTGTTTCGATTTGGTAGTTTTGCACGCAAACTGAATAGAAATAATAATCGATAAGAATACTGCAGTAAAATGGTTACAATGGGGCCTCATCTTCGGTAATAAAAATTTCAATCACTTTTAATAGGTTACTAATACCAATCCGTAGTAAAAGCATAATGAAGGAACTTTCTGAAAACCCCCTAGCAAGTAAAAAAACTATAACCGTATCGGATATAATAGCAAAGGCAAGTTTTGTTTTTGCAAACCATTTTGGTGGAGGTTTTGAATAATTGGTTAGTTTCATTCTTACCATTTCAAGAATGTTTTATTACTTGGATTAACGTATTTATTGTTTCTTGCAGCTTAGTATAGGCAGCTGTGTTGTCTTTAATCACTTGGAATAGTTCTTCACGCTCTTTAATACCTTGTTTCCAAGCAAGGAAAATAAAGGAAACCAATGCAACATTTAAAGACATTAATACAAAAATTGCAATGCCGTATTGCGATGCTGTACTTAGCATAGATTTTACTAATTCCATAGGACAAAATTACTGGTAGGGTTCTCCCTTATTTAAACAAAGGCTAAACCATATTTATACATCTGTACCACGGAACAAAACGAACCATTCCACGCCGTTGCTAACTAATGCTAAGGATGATGCACCAGAGAGGGAATATGCTTGCGTGGATTTGTTGATCTTTTCACCACTAAACTGTTGAATCGTAACATTGGCATAAGGGTTCCCGCCTGTTTTAAAATAGTAGATTTTGTTTTTACTGTCGCTGGCTTTTGGAAGAGAAATTGTAATGCTATTACTAGTTAATACTAGACAATCATCCAATGTAAGCGTGATGCTGGTAGTTGCTTCAACTACATTAAAGTCACCACCGTTTGTAGTAGATGGAGTAATAAGGGAGGCAATGCCCAATAGACTAGTACTAAGTTGGGTGGCAGTAATTTTGTCCGGTCGTTTATCGCGAATATTTTCGCGAATGTATTTTTTCGCTTCGCTGGTATCGCGAAATTGAGCATTGGAAATTAGGGCAAACAACAAGAATAGGGCTGTTAAAAATTGTTTCATGGTTTAATATTTGATTAAGAAAAATTTACCTATGTTTTTTACCGTGGTTTCTAAACCACCGTATTTAGTACTTGAAATTTCAGTGGCAGCATTGGGGTCACGTTCAGCATGCATCCAATATTGATTGGGTGAACGATCACCTGAGCTTTTGGGCCAACCAGTTCGTGCAACTTTTTCCAAAATGTGGCCGTGGGAAATAATATCATCCATTTCGAAACCACCTGCATAATTATGCACCCGGCCGTATGAAAGCCCCCGGCCTAAATCCAACATCCTTTCAACGGTCGATCTTTCATCGGGTAAACGAAAATTTGATACTCCATCACCAATTGAGAATAGACCTCGATAAAGCGTAAGATGTGATAACCATTTTTTATCATCGACAACCTCTTGGCCAAAGGTTAAGGACTGCACAAACTCCCACAAGCGAGGATAGTTAGCACGTGGAATAAGTTGCCCCCTTTTAGGCAAGGTGTTACTCAAAACTGTACGGGCGGTGATTTCTTCACCAACATTATTAAAGTTTCCATTTACATAAACTACTTTCCAATAGTCACTAAAGGCATATAGAATGATGTACTCCGAATTATGTAAGTGTATTTGTTTTCGTGCATTTCGTGGGTCGGCGAATAGATTGGTTAAATCACTTGCAATAGTTACTACACCTTCGTTACTACAGAAAGCGCAAATTTTTATAAAGGTACCAGCTTCAAAAATGGAAGGTATTGGTAATGACACATTCGTAATGCCTGATGTTATTACAGTAACAATACCGCCTGCATGATCTGTGCTTAAACTACTACTTCCAGTTATAATGTATTCACCAACAATTCTATTAGCTTCGCCGAGGTTATCACGTAACCAAATGGTACGGTTAGATAATTGCTTTATAGGTAAATTATCGATGCCATCTTCTCCACCTTGTAATAAATCTGTTTCCTCAAATGTATATATGCTTTCGTCAAAAGAGTTTTGACCAATGTATGACCCCATTAGTTTATTGTTATAGTCCATGAACCAACAAGGCGCACAGCACTGGTTTTCATGATTGGAGTTGTTCGCACTTTTCTTGCGAAGAGTTCGTTTGTATCTGTAAATAGACCGAATTCGTTTATTTGCATACCATTCCCAGCATCATTTGGCAACTCGTAATCAAATTGAATAGAATTGTTCGTAGGAAATGTTACGTTCATAATTGGAACTAGGGTAATGTCTGTAAGTTCAACGTCTGATAACTCGGCCGGCTTAGAGTTTGATCCAAAACCTATTGAAGAAATTTTGGCATTTGTTTGGCCTGTTAATAGTTTAGCTATTATAGTACGCCCATTGGTCACAACAAGGTTTTTTTCTTCGAAAAACTCCTTTGCACCATTGTTGTGATAGACAGTTAATGAAAAATATCCAGTCGGTGTTATTGTATTAATCATCTGTAATAATATTTATGGTAAGTTTATCACTATCCCTGCTATAATTTGAAGTTCCATTTCGCCTTATAAGTCCGTTATGTAGAGTATTCCCTCCAATGGTGAATACTTCACGGTCGTTGATACCCTCCGCGGCATTTAGCACATCAATTAGCGAAATTTCACTTTCCCCAATGTCAACGGTATAGGATACATCAAGAAGGTGACTTCGAATATTCTTATAGGCGTTAACTGTTTCGATAATGTTTTGTATTTCATCTAGCCCCAAGGTTTTACCTTGTAGGTTCAACGTAATACGGAACGTTGCCCAGTGAGTTACATTCTCTGTTATTATACAATCACCATAACCTAGACTTCTCAATGCTTCCTTTATCGCCCATGGTGTGCCTTTGTAGCGTTGGAGTAACAGGGCATTTTTAATTAATTCACGTTTTTCATTATCTGTTTGTGCAAGTAAAAATCCATTATACCCTAGCACGTTAAAATTTTCAGCGAGTAAGGGTAAATAACTTGCTGGTGCCGTATTGACTATATAAACAAGCAAATCACTTAAATCAAATTCTGTAATTCGTCGTTCTATTGCAGCATGGATGGCTTTGATTTGCGGCAAATGAGAAATACTATCAGCAATTGGAATCATCATCCATGGATACTAGTTGTTGTAACTGATATGCCAATGCATTTAGCATAACAATTGTGTGGAGTAATAATGTCAACAACCGGGTTAATAATTTGCGCATTATATACGCCGCTATCGCTCATTGCAAGCGACAAAATTTTATTTTTCAGTATATCGACGCCCAGCTTATCTTCATTAGCTTTTACGAATTGTAGTAGAGTATTATAAACAAATATATCCAAGTCTGTATTAGCGGCATGTTGATGAATACTTAATGTAATATTGATTTCGTATTCAAGTATTGTTGGAGCTTCTACTATTACATTATCGGTTAACGGCCTTACTTTCTCACCGCTACAAACGTCGGCAATGGAATTTATTAGGGCAATACTAGGTGGCAAGCCACCTTTCAATAGTGGTGTGATAACTACCGTGCCGGGAGTTGGACTAGATACTGATACATCGGAAATTGTTGAAGATACTCCAAGCGCATAAAATTGATAGCTTTGTTTACTTCCTGCAACACTAAATTGTGCCGTTGAAATAATAAATCTTTCCCTTAATGCTTCATCATCTTCCATATTTCCTCCCCCGGTAGTAATATCTACATTGGTAGCGCTTGAAATATATGGTAGTGGATCAAGAATAACAGCTATATTTCCAACATCGTAATTATTTCCTTCTACACCTTCCATGGCACTTATTGCATCGACCAATATAGAGGTTTCGCCTTTAGGAAGTTGAACTGTTTTCGATGTTCTAAAAGTCGCCTTCCCATCAATCGATTGTACCCTTGTGCCGGCTGGTATTAAAATACCTCCATGACCTGTTACAGCTATAAATTTCAATGTACATACAGCCTTTGAAGCTGGCAACCTCGATACATTTAAGTAAGCAACAAGTTCGTCTAATGCAGCACCACGGGAATACCGGATGAAGTTTTGACGAACTGCATCATTAATGGCTATTCGTAGTAATAATTCTCGGTATGCAAATGAATTAATAATAAGCATTTCCATATCTCCCGGCGCTAATGTCCGTTTATAAAGCTCTTGTAAATGCTCACGAATTTCATCGATAATCTGGTTGGGGTTTTCATGGAGTATTTGATATTCAGGCATTAATTTCCGTTACTTGTATCTCAATGTTTTCAATGTCAAAATTTATTGCACCTACTAAATAGGTTTGAACTTGTACTTCGTTCGTAGAAAACTCTTCCGAAAACTCTTTGTCTGAAAATGAAGCAGTATTGATTTCCGCGCTTTCCAGTAACCATGTACCTAAATCGTGCATAGTATTGTTTAGCCAATTCAATAGTGCTGAATAAGTGGAGAATCTGTAATTGTACTCATGTTCTGTTTTAATAGAAATTTGCAGCACAGTATTACTATCGGAAATTTCTGGTAACTTAATCTTAAATACCTTTTTCAATAATGGAGAGATACTAAATCGTATATCAGCATGGTATTCAGAGATATGTAACAATATGCGATCACTTAATAAATGCCATTGACCTAAATAGTAGAAACTTTCTTTTAAGTAAGTAAATAGCTCAGTTGAAGAACTAAAGCCACTTGCAGAAGGTACTGGACTAGTGATTTTGCCATCAATTTCTAGTTCAAATGTTAACCTGTCAGCATTTTCTGGTATAATAGAATAGATAATATATGTTAGTGAATTTTTACCGCTAAGTGAAAAAACGATTGTATCTACTATTGATAAATCATTAACACAATAGGTGATTGAGAACTCGAGCTTGCTAAAATCTCTAATTACGTGGGTAATTCGTTGGACTGAAATACGATTTTCCCAAATAGTTAATGATTCGAGAATTGCATTTTTCATTTTGGGCACAGCTTCTACTACTGGTAAATCGAGGTAGTTTTTTGCATCACATCCAAATTGTGGTCGAAATGGATCACTACGCTTTGAAGTAGTAAGAATTAAATAAATGCATTGGCGAATAGTATTAATACCGTCTACTAGAGTACCAGGTCCTTTAGTTGACAAGCCCAAAAGTGGAGAAATAAATTCGCTTCGCATATGCAAAGTGACTAAATAAATAATTTATAAGTTAATCAATCATTAATCCAAATTCTATCTAACTATAACCTTCGATTTTGCATGATAATTCCACTTTTATTAATTGAAACTTTTATTTAAGTTTACATAATACACAACATATTTTACAGATCATAAACATCTAAAAATTCAATCGAATGAATGTACTTTCTGATTGGAAAGAAGCTGAATATTTCGTAACACAAATTGAACAAGCTTATGCCCCAGATGCAGTCGTAAAGCATAATGTTATGCTTCCTGTAATTGGAGAACAACGATATCGGCAATGTGATGTTGTGATATATATTGGGAAAGAGCCTCGCGCTACTATCTTTATTGTTGAGGTGCAAAAAAGAGGATCAAAACCCGATATTAATACATTTAATGGTTGGGTCGAGAAGATGAATGAAGTAGGGGCAAATGGACTAATCTGCGTTTCTCATGTTGGGTTTCCGGAATCTATAACAAGCAAGGTTTTGAATAAAATCGGACCTAAAGTAAAACTTGTTACTTTAAGAGAAAATGCACCGAATGACATATGGGCTGATCTACACTTAGTACCGGAAATAGTTGAAACATCTTTCGAAATCGATATAAAAAAGTTCAATCGTCCTGTTTATTTTGATGATAGTTTTAAGGGGCCAATTACAATTAAATGGAATGAGCCTATTTTATCTAATACTGGTAAGGCCGAAGATGCTCAACCAATCGGTGTTGCTATCAATAATTCTTTAAATGCAAATGATCCACATCAAAATCTTCCACCTGATGCAATAGGGCAACTAATCGAAGTCAATTTGAACTTAGAAGCATCAGATAGCACCCCACTCTATATTCATGCAAATGAAGGTATTATTAAAATTATGAGTTGGCTATTAACTTTGAATGTTAGAAGAATAGACAAAGTAAAGCCAATTACATATTCCAAATGGGAATACAAACAGGAATTCTATGAAGGTGCATTGGCATGGATTGCGACAACTGAAATCTATTTAGGTGACATTAGAAATAATGTAAGGTTGATCTTTATTCCAGAAGATGATCACTTTCGTACTATAATGCAAATCAATCAATGATTTAATGAGTTAGTAAAAATATGGAAGTCATATTTATTTAAACTAATCCTCAAATTAATTTAAGCGTTAATGGTAAATTTAATTCTCGATACAAATATATGGCTATATCTAGCGAATGGTTTTGACTCTCGCAGCAACAAACTTGGCAATCTTCATTTTGAATTACTGAATGAAATTAGTACGCTTGTTGATCAAGGTAAAATTCGCGTGTTTACAAATGATATAATCATCAAAGAATGGAAGCGTAATAAATTCGCAACTTTAGAAAAAGTTAAGAATTTGGAGAATTTCTTAGATAATTCTAAGATGCAAATGAAAATCATGAGAGAGAAATTGGGAGAGGAGGGAAAAAGTAAAGCTGATGATATAATTAAGGAGTTAGAAAAATCAATTGAAGACGAAATTAAAGAGAATAAAAGTCACATTGATGCCGTGGAAAATTTTCTATTGAACAACACGACTAATATTCCAATCAAGGAAAGTACAAGAGCGAAGGTTACGCATATTGCAGAAGAAAAAAAGGCTCCATTTCATAATAAGTCAAATAGTTTCGCCGACGCAGTTATTTTTATGAGTGCTTGCGAGCATTTTCAGTGGCAAATAGAGATGCAGGATGAGTATGATATGGTACCATATTTTGGTATGGAAAGAACAATTTTTGTAACTAATAATTCTGATGATTTTTGCGAGAAAAAGGGCACTAGTAAAATACATCCAGATTTAGCGCAGTATTGTGTTCCTGCTAAAATTGAAGTTGAGTTGAATTTAGCGAAAGCTTTAAATTTGAGTCAAAGTACTATTTTGAAAATAGAAGAAGAAATGAAGTTGCAAAATAGTAAAGAGCCATGTCTTGCGGAATGCGCATTTAGTGAATACGGTGCATATGTTATTTATAACAGGAAATTTATTATAGAGAATGAAGGATATGAAAAACACCATTTCAACCCCAGTCAAACCCAACTAGAATTTGGGAATGATTACATCTTGGATCAGCAAAAAATAGAAGAAGCTTATTATCGCGGAAATTCAGTATTCGAGTTTGGTTATTGTAGCCATTGTAGCAGTATGCATGTAAGATGTTGTTGCGGCGACGAACATATAGTTGATAACTATAATATTGAATGTAAATGTGGAAATGTAATACTTGTTGAAAATGATAAAATTATTGGAATACTGAACTAGCAATTTTCATTTGTTAAAGTGATGTTTAATTGTATTCTTTAATAAACAAACAAATTGTTTATGAATGGTAAAAGAGCGAAAGAATAAAGAAAGGTTGAAGTATATGGGATCACGAGTTCGCGAAGAAAGATTGAAACAGGAATTGGAGCTAGCGGATGTTGCGTATAGTTCGGAATTAGAAATTCCACAATTGAGTAATTTTGAAAGGGGGAAATCTGAAATTTATGGAACATCATTAGTTTTGGTTTTGGCATTCTTAAATATTGACCCAAGAACTTTGGTGCCTAAAAATGACCATTAGATTTTAATAATTCACTTTGTATATAAAATTAAACCCAGTTTAGCATTTATCTTCGGCTTTCCATGTAACATTTTACTATTAATATTGTATTTATATGCTTCTGTAATTATTAACATAGGCTTAAAATTCTACCTTTCTAATAATTTTTTACCGCTATTAGACGCCTCATAATTGTAGCGTTTAATAGCGGTAATTACTAAAACAAATACATTAAGTATCAATAAATACTGATTTGTATAAGATACTTTTTACTTGAAAATTAATGGTTCATATTGTACTACATCGCCGATCCGCTTTTGATGCTCTACTACTTTGAATCGGATACTTCTCCCATTACAATTTATTACTGCACTATCATTTACTTCGCGATCAAGGATAACAGGATTAGGTTCAAATGTAAGTTGCCCATATTGTATGTTCGCATCATTAAAATTTAGCAGACTACAATTTATATTACCAACAATTACTTTTCCATTTTCTAAAGTAGATATTATTCCCGGCTGTAGCCACTTTATATTCTGAAAGTATGAGAAGTATGCAACAAAATCATTTTGTTGCAAAGCTGTTTCAACACTCTCAGCGTCTAGTGTTAGTAGCGTATCGCTTCTAACTGGAATGAAAACAATACATTCAGGAACTTCCGTTTCATCTTTAGGAAAAATAACAAATCCCGTGATCTTGGTAGTTTGGTTAATATATAGCATAGCTATTTGAATAATTAAATTTGCTATCATAAACTAAGGGCAAATAAATCTACGTTCGTACGTCTTAACTGGTATCGGCTGTATTGCCTTTATAGAACCTGTTGTACCAACCCTTGCGGTGTTGTTAGTATATAAAGATAACAGTTCTTTTGTTTTGTCAAACCAAATCTTGGATAGTTGCCCAGGTGTTAGACCAATGTTTTCCCTGTATTGTGCAAACATTGCAGATTGTCCTTGTGATAGTGCCCTATCTGCTAATTCCATTGCTTTAGCATGTGAATATTTGACAGTGCCATATTCATCTTTAAACGGCATTCCAACAAACATACTTTCAATTTCTATAGTAAATGATCCATATGATGAATAGACTGTACATTTGATATTCTTAACACCACATTCTTGCCATGAACCATCTCCTGTTACTTGCGTAAATAGGAAATCCTCTGGACACATGCCAAAATCAACATCAAATTGGTTGCTATCATAGTGATCATCTGGTTGAATTCCCCCGGAAACTCCACCTTCTTGACAAGAGGTAATATTTTCAACTCTATCTAATGTCCACGGTGTACAAATTTCTGTTCCATCGCTATAAGTGTAGCAATCGCGGCTATAGTAAGCCAATTCTACCGTTCTACATTCAGTTTCACCCGGAAGTTTGGCATAATTGTTTCCAACAATAGGTTTGCAAACCCTCGAAATAATACCTTCATTGTATTCGTAGCCCTTAAGAAACTTCCCCCCAATTGTTGTGTAAATTATGCTCCCAGTAAAGTTTTGAGGGATTGTATCGTATGCACTAGCAAGTGAATTATTACTTGCATTAATGTGCATTAAAATAGGTACAATATTGTCGCTACCATTCTTTTTAAATAATAGTAATACAGCTTTGCTATTTGAATCGTCGACCGCTACTTTTAGCGATACATTATCATTTAGCCGGATTTTATTACCGACCTCACCATTTAATGAAACGGAAAGGATGTTATAGGTGCCATCACTTTTTGCAAAAGTGGTATTCCAGTTTGGTATAATTTTACTTTTAGGCTGTACTAACCTACCATTTATATCGAATGGGGCATGCTTGATTGGCTGAATACTCTTCCACCAACTTTTGGCTTCTGAAACGGAAAGCTCATAATTTTGAATAGTAGGGCTTTGGAGTACATTTATATCTTTTGAGCAACTAATTAGAACTAGTACAGTTAACCAAGTAATGGTGAATTTAATTTTGAACATTTACAGTAAGGGTTAAAGGATTAAAAGATTTTGGGTTGTTAGCTAACTACTCACAAGATAAGTATATATTCAAATAATAAAAATAAATAAAGTTGAATCCATCAATATTGTAACATAAAAATCTTGTTTCGATTCTCATTTCTTACTGTAACTTGCTCCAACATAGATTTCTTATACAATATCAAAATGCATACTAGTGGCTTTTGCACAGACGTTTGTTTGTTATTGTGGAATTCCAGAAATTCCTGTACCGGGTTGTACTCCAATATGTGTATGCGTTAATAAAGATATTTGGTTAGCTACTACGTCACCTTCGGAAGCAATTTTTTGAGCATTTATTTGGCCTGCTACTTCCAAATCTCCATCAACTTTAAGTTTTGTTGCAGATATATTCACCGTACCTTCCCCTACTATTTCGATAGAAACCGATTTTAGTTTAATATTCTGTGTAATTAATACACTTAAATTCCCGGTATTCGAATCGTATTCCAAAATAGCGCCATCGCTGTAAATATTTCGCGAAATACCGCGTTCCTCGTTCGGATCGGGCAAATCACGGTTGTTATGAATTGCACCCATAATCAAGCCGTTCGAACAATGTTCATCCAGTAAACACGCTACTTGTTCGTTAATCTCAAATTGTGAACTTTTGATACAATGAATCGTACTTGTTTTTAAGATAGGCAACCAAGGTGTTGTAATACCATAAGTTGATAGGTTTACCCGCGCAAATCCCGGCTTTACATCGCATATCATCCCAAAGTATACTTGCATTTTAGATTCTGTTTATCAGTTTAATTTCCGCACTTGTTGTGTAACTGCTAGCATTAACGGTGTGGGTACTTTCTGTTATATACCATTTCCCGCTATTGTAGCCTATTTTATCTAGTATAAAGGAACTCCCAGCAATAATCGTAGGGTTACCAATTGATTCGATACTACCTGTGGTTGCATTGCTATTACTGTCATATAATGCAGCGCTACCAACTCTTTCAGCTTGTCCAAAACTTTCTACTGGGGTGTCAATATTTAATGTTTCTATCGAGTTACTTGCACTTGGTAAAGTATATGTAAGATCTTCTTTGCTTGTTTGAACGTGATGCCTAATTGAAGCACTACCATAAGATTTAGTAATAGTATCTTGGATACTAATAGCAATTAACGTATTACCGTCAATAGTAAAGGAGTGTTGCTGCTGTTCTAATGTTTGGCGATCCGTAAAAATAAGTAGATCATCACGAACGGAAAATGTAAAACCATATTTACTACCTAGAGCATTAAGAAAGGCTAAATCAGTAGTATTAAACTGGGTTAAGCTATTTATACGGATGGTTGGAATATCACCGTATAACCTTAGCTGATGAGTATCGGCAACAGCGGTAACAATTTCTTTGAGTGTTTTACTTTCATGTACTACATTCCTTTTGGTGCGCAAGGCTTTGGTTATACCCGCTGAAATGGCTTGAATTGAAACTATAGTACTATTATTAGAAATTCTAATGTTTATATTATCTACACGGAACTTTCCACAATTCAATACAGCATCATAAACAGTGATTTTAGCTTCGATTAAATCCCCATGTTTAGGGTAATTTTTACCAATCCAATCACCATTTATATCAATAATTTCAAGTTCGATTTCATCTGCTTCACTATTGGTTTTGTCCTTATACGAAAATGAAATTACTTGGTCGGTAATTTCATTCGTAATGTTTTTGGAGTTGTATTTTATTTCGATGATAGCTTTCATTAGCTAATTAATTGCTTCCACGCTGGCAGGCTTGCCGTATTTGTGTTTGTAGTTAAGCTGTCAAGTATAGGTATTTTTATAGCTATTCCCGCGGGAATGATAACATAGAATGGAAGTAGTTCGTTAGCGGCGACCAATTTACCTACCAATGTCTCATCGCCGTACATTTCAAGGGCTAATAAGTCCCAACGGGTTGCCGATGTTGTTATATGAATGAAATTATCTATTTCCGTAAGATTGAAGCGTTAATCAAAGGCTGGCAAGCAGTACGTAGTTTACGCATAGCCATGTTAAGTTTGTTTTGATCGGTGGTTAGGCTCGTCGTGTTGCTACGAAAATTTCGCATATACTGCATAACGACTGCCTTTATTTCGTTGCAGCTACTTTTTACCTGCGGGTAACTACTTGTACAATGATTCCCGCTATCATAAAGCCTAATTAAATTTGCCGCATCTTGGTCTATATCTTCTAGCCTAGATTGGATAGTAGGATGATTGGCAATAATGTAAATACCTCCATTGTAAGTAACTATTTTGTCTAACTCGTTGCAATTCGCATGCATGCTTGAAACGGTTGAATTTACATCGCTTGCACATGATGGATTGTTAGCTTTTCTTTTGTTGGAGAGTGGGGTTTTCCCTGGTACCGCTTTAGCCTGTTGCTTGCTCTTGGCTTTTTCTTGTTCCATGGGTTCTCTTTGGAATTCCTTGAGGCTAATAGTAACGGTGCATGAAAGCAATTCACCTCTTGGTGTTAGTGCCTCAACTTGGTTTGTAATATCAGTGATAATATATGTACCTAAATTATCTCCATGCCCATTTAGTAATGAAAGAATTCTAACCGTATTCTTATACTGTATTAGTGTATCAAGAATTTGTTTAGGTGTGCAAAAACTTGCATGTAACCTAATAGTGAAATTCTTTTCATCTAATACTCCTTCGCCGGCTTGAACTTTAGGTTTGCCTTTTAATACCGCATGTTCCGTGATGCTGGCTTTAAAGTTTTCGGAATAATCTTGTATTGTAAAGGCATTTGAAAACTCCAGCTCTCCTAGTTGTAATATCATCGTAAAGCTATTCTATCTTGTTGAAATGCTTGTTCTTTAAGGATTTTTCCAATTTCCCGGCGCATAACATCTTTTATCTTATCTACATCGCTACTATTATTAATTCCATTTACGTTTATCGTAATGTTTACACTACTATTAGCGGTAGTCGGTATCGAATGGGTAGAAGTTTTGGGAAACAAGAAATTACTTACCGTATTTAAGGTATTCTTAAATGCGGTTAATAACGGCGACGGTTTAATACTGCCCGCGATCGTTTCAACTAATTTAATTTTATGAATATCCTTTAAGGGACCAATTTTCGCAGGGGAAAATGGTAAGTGATCACGAATTGTCTTAACCATATTTTTGATAAGATCAACAGGCATATGAGCTACTGATTTGATGCCTTCCCATATTGCCATAACGATATTCTTCCCTCCATTGCGAAAAGTGTTGTAAACTGTGCGGAAAAACTTAATAGCAGCCAATAAAGGCCATGCTAGCCACGAAAATATGAACTTCGCGACCGCTATAAATATTGACTTAAAGCCATCCCAATAGGCTTTGATACGGTTTAGTATTAGTTTAAAAAAATCTACAATATTTCTCCAATACTTTATCACAAAAAAGACAGCGACGCCAATAGCAGTAATCCATCCGACGATGGGAAAGGCCATAAAAATAATCCGCAACAGTAAAAGCGCACCACGTATAAAGTTGAAAACACGCACAAGGCCGCTAAAAATAGTGATACCTACACTAACGACTTTCATAACTCCACCAAACACCATTGCTAAATACCCACCTGCCAGTGCAACGCCTGAAATAAGAGCAGCCGCTTTAGCTAAGAAGGAAACTAGGCGCGGGTTTTGTTCAATAAATCCACTTACTTTATCTGTCCACTTGCTAAAGGCCGTTAAGACTGTATTTAGTGTAGGTAACAATGCATTGCCAAATTTGACGATAACTTCGTTAAGCCTGTTTTTAAATAATTGCATTTTTGCTGCACTAGCTTCCACACGTTTTGCATATTCTGCGGTCATGGAATCCTTGTACTTCCCGTTCATCATTTCCAGTGCCTCGCGGAGTTTGTCGGTATTGTTTGCAAGTTTCATCAATTTAGGCCCATGTTCAGAACCAAACAGGCGTGTAAGTGCTTCCGTTTGCTTTTCTGGTCGTAATTTCCCAATGCGATCAAATACATCTAGTATCGTGTTGTTCGCGGTAGCCTTGCTGGACATTGATTTTTGTACGTTTTCCGCCGATAACCCCAGTTGAATAAGACCTTCTTTAAATGTACCGCTTTGCATCGTAGAACTACCCAGCCTATTTAACATGGCCGATAATCCACTGCCGGCCGTTTCTGCCGATTCTCCCAAACTTAAAACCGTGGCAGAAAGTGCAGCAGCTTGTTTAGGGTCAAGTGATTTAGCAGAACCGCCGATGCGTTGCAATACATTAATTAAATCCGATCCTTTTGCCATTGTATTATCATCCAAGTAGTTGATAGCATCGGCAAAATCACCAATATCCGAAAGCGGGATTTTAAAGATATTTGAAATCTTACCCATACTATCAGATATTTCACCCGCACTAACGTCGAAGGCAATGGACATTTTCGCTACATCCTTCGTGTACTGTATGATCTGTTGTTGCGGAATTCCCATACGTAAACCAGATGCGATCATTTCTTGTATTTCCCCGGTTGCAAGTGGAATCGTCCGTGCAAGCTGGTGAATGTCTTTGGTCATTGCCTTTACATTTTCTGGCGTGTCCTCCGACATTTGCTTGCGTATGTCAATCATTTTCGTTTCAAACTCGGATGCTGCCATAACTGCTTTGTATAGCGGTTCGCCGATAGTTTTACCAGCTTCTACAAGCTTCTTACCCGATTCGATAGATTTTTCAGCAAGGGTATTGGCTTTTTGTGATAAAGCACCTAAACGCGTTGTGGCCGATTGCGTAGCAGCGTTGATAACAGACGACATTCTATCGTATGCAGAAAGTACTACGGCTATTTTAAGTTGGGCATCCAATGTTATTCGCTTGGCTTATTAATTTGATTGTAGAGTTTTACGGCACTATCCCGCCATAATTGTAGCATCCTAGTTGTCCAACATCGTAAGGAATCTACCGGGGTATGTAAGACGTGGGCGATTAGTGAAAGGTCATCGACGGAAATTAAAAATTTAGATTGCTGAACGCGACGGTTAATGCCATGTAGTCGCGCATTTTCAATGCTGCTAGATCATCCATGAACAAAGGGGTGTTATCAATTTCAATCGTGCAAGACATGAGCGCACTAAAATATTTGCTTTGATTACCATTTGACAATAGCGTAGCTTTTTCAACATCTGCTCCAGTGCCTTCTCGAACGGCAGCGATCCGATTATTTTCTAATAAAACATAAGTCGTTTTGATGTTGCCTTCTACTTTGTCAACTTGGTTGTTTCCGTTAAAATCTTCAATTTTTGGGTACATATAATTTGATAATGTGGTTTAGGTTAAATGCCAAGGTTTTCGCGGTATAGCGCGTTTTGGTCAATTCCATTAATACGGTGCTTATTGGTTAACACATCAATATTGACAATTTCTTCGTTGTCGATTTCAAGACGGTACGAGGTAACCGAAATTTCGGTTTCTAATTCCACGTTATCTTGGGGTTTAAATGTTAAACCACCCGTCTTTTTCCATGTACCAACTATTACGATAACACAAGGACGTTGGGCAACCCTGCTACCTCCCTCCCAAGTTTCTATGGAAGTGCGCACCATTATTCGGCATGCAGTGTAGAAATTGTAAGATTTAAGCATCACGGAATCATAGATAGCATTCCATTTAATTTTGGCGGACATTTTTTGTATGCCACCTGCTGGCAATTCAATTTCACCAATAAAGCCTAAGCCTTTATGGTCAACTAACTTAGGTTGTACATCCGGCAACGAAATTTCTTCGGCGTTACCGATGTAGCCTACGCCATCTAAGAAAATATTAGCGTTGGTAACTTTGTTTACAGTTATGTTCAATGGTCAAATATTTAGGTCGGAAATGTGCGACGCATGGTAATTATCGAAGTGATCTTTTAAAGCTGGTCGTACAAACTGGTATTAAGTTCACTTAGGTATACAATTGTTTGAGCTGGTGTTGGCCCCATAATTTGGAAGCGAAATTTCACGATGCCTTTAGCTAGCTCCGTAGCTGGATTATCGTCGGCTGAATAAACAATTTTAGATCCTTCTAAGAGGGCATTTCGACCAATTAGAACATTAATAAAGTCGTTCCCGGAATGGCGCATGTCATCGATTACAGCCTTTGTTAATGGTTGATCTATGTAGGGGATTGATGCGTATACAAGTGATTCGTGTACAACATCTGCAATTCGCCTAATTGAGATAAAATTGTTAGGAACTTGGTTACTTGGATATGAAGAGTTATGGTTGCCCCATGTTCGGTAACCACTGCCGTAGAAATTAAATATAGTGGTAATCCCGGCGGCGTTTAACATGTTACTATCCGCATTTTCATCGTTAATGCTCATCGTAATGTCTTGGGCAATACCAGTTACACCGTTGATCGCTTTATTACTTGGAGAATACCAGTAACCTAATTTATTATCCGTAGCTGCAATAACCCCGGCGAAGTACGCTGAATATGGAAACGATGTATTTGTATCAGTAGTTTCTATGCCGTCGTCTTTACTTTCGTCGTAAGAAAGCAAGTAAGGATATAATAAAACCACTCTTTGGCTGGCAGTAGAAAAGGCGTTAGTAGGATCACCCCTGCTCTCCAAAATTTCATTGACAGTTTTACCCGGTTCACAGTCGATTAAAGCGATTGCTTTTAAACGATCGGCTACAAGTGTCATTTCATCGCAAACGCTTTTCTGGTGGCTGTAAGCCGGGGCAATAATGATCTTCGGATTAAACCCAAATTTTTGAAAGGCAAGGTCGAATATTTTCATTCCAGTTCGTGTACCGTTCGCAGACACGCTACCTATAATAGTTGATTGTGTAATACTTTGGCTGTCTAAATATTTGTATTTAAACTTAACCGCGGTGCTTTCGGGAATGCGACCACCCAAGACCCTAAAACGTCCTAGGTTATCAATAACAAAATCTTTTCCTTCAACGTACGGAAGCGGTGCATCTTCTGCGTCGACAACTTGTACACTTGAAATAGGGTATTCGCTTAACGGGGTATATTCGGATAGTATCGTAGCTGGTTCGATCTTTTCTTTACTATGCGTCGTTGGATCAAACACATTAATAACTAAGACGGTTCCTGCCCCTTGGGCTTGAATATTTTTGAGTGCTTGGGGGATTGAAAACCCCGGTATTGTATTACCAAATTGCGCTGCGTCTTGGGCATTTTTAACTAAAGTTAGTTTTTGTAAGGGGCCAGCGGGTGCAATACCAACCAGCCCGATAATCCCGGTTTTGACTTCGCGTACATTAACAAGATTGTTAGCAACTTCTATTACTTCAATACCATGCAAAAAGTTTGTAGGCATGTTTATTTATTGGGTGTTGGGGTTAAACTATTCGGGGTGAAAAATTTTGAATCAAATAGAACTGGCATTCAAATTCTAAATAAGGTTGGAATACATTTTGTTGCACCTCCAGCATATCGTAACGTACGGGAACCATCGGTGCTACGTCATTTAAGGGGTAACCAGTTACTTTCTTTTTTACAAATTCAATAAGGTTATAAATCCCTCCATCGCCACGTAATTTGCGACCTTCAAAAATGAAACGAAATTTCACCTTTTCAACCACGGAAATTACATCTACGGACGTGGACGATAAATAAGTACTGCCTACGTACTGTATTGCAACTTTGGATAAGTTGATTTGTTGATAAAAGCGGTTCGCTTCTGTTTCATTATCGGGTATGGGGCAACAAACAAAGAATTGTTTTAGGTTTTCATTTTCGAAACAAGTTGTTAGGTAAAAGGCAAGTTCGTTTTCACAATTCCCATAATTCATGTAGTAATTAAGTTAAGCGTAGCATATATCGTACTTCCATCAAATTTTCGAGTACATGACCGTACATAAAACCGTGTTCCCTCGATGGTAACTTCTTGCAATTCCCCTTTCATCACTAAATCCATCATACTTGGAAAATCATCCTCGTTATACTCCATCGTGTACGATTCAATATTGTAGTCAATCTCACCAATTTCATGCGTTTTTGAGGGCGATTTAAATAGCACCGTTGCAAGTGCCGAAGTATTATTCTCCTTGTGCCAAGTAGCAACGGTGCCGAAGTTTTTTTGAATGATCTTTAAAGCCGTATGGAAGAGTTTCTTACTGCTCATTACTTTAATAAAAGGTGTACCGTATTTTCACCAGCAAGTGCAGGGGTATAAGCATACCCTGCAAACAAGTTCCCTTCTGGTACACTGGTGACAAAATCTTCTCCATCTTTTTTGAATAATTTCTTACCTAGTTCGTATACTTCACTTGGTACTTTGTTTACTGCATACACACCAGTTAGTTTTAATGTGAATTGTTCGTTGGCTGCGCAATCAGTAAGGGCAACACCTGTAAGTTCACCGAAAGCAAGTAGTTGGCCACCAGTGACGCCGCCTTCTGGTGCCGTGGCTTGAACGCTAAAGCCTTGTGTAATGTAATTTTTCATTATTGAATTGAGCTTTTAGTCCAAGAACGGTGATCCCAAATTGTACAATCAAAATCAATGCGGGCTTTTGTCGATAAACTATCGTCGTTAAAGTCGACTTCTTTTTCAACGTGTAGACCTTCTTCACCTTCTAAATATGCATAAACAAGACCGTTGCTAAGGTTAGGATCGGCACATAAGTACCATACATTTGGATCAGTTAACCACGGGGTATTGATAGGGGTAAATGAATTTCGCATCGTATTCTTATCGTTCTTTTCGCTCGCAATTTCGGAAGTAAGCATTTTTTCTGCCTTCATCTGCAATTCAATTGGAACAATCAAAAATTTAGGTGCAATAATTGGCTCCTGTGTTACTTGGGTTTGGCGTTTCATGCTTGTTCTTAGCGCGTTTAACCCTTCTTCGTTCAATGGATGGTTAAATAAATTTTTATGGTTGGCATGGAACAATGGTACGTTGTCACTAGATTTAGCATTTTGCGTAACAAGCGACCATACCTTTTGTGCTTGGAAATTCTCCGCGGCATAGGCAAGAATCCGGGGTAATTCATTAAACACCTCTAAATCGTCATTGATAACCGTTTTACGTGTTACTTTAATCACCCGGCCAAAGGTTTTTAGCTGCACCTTGTTTTGGTTAGATGAAATGATAAAGGCGTTTTTATATTCGCCGCCTTCTTTTATTTCTTCGAACGTTGTGCTACCGCTAATTTCTGTACCCGTTTTCTCTTTGAAGTCCTTTGCTGTGGTCTTTTTGGCAATTTTTTTCCAATCGCTATCAATTCCGTCATAATACTTTTTGATAGAGCGCTCTACAGCATTGTGTAATAAAACGGGGAAATCCGTACTTGAAAATGCTCGCTTCACAACCTCGTTAGGTGAATACCTGTTACTTTTGTCACCGCGTTGATCAATACAACGTCTTGCAAAGTCCAGCAAGGTAAGATATTTGTAATCGTGTGCTTGGTCAATTAATGGCACACTCCCGGGGGCGGCTCGGTGCAATAGTGCAACCGTCATAGCTTCGCGGGTTTTTTCGCTTTCGTCCGCTGTTACGTGGGCCGTATTTACTGTAGGGGCTTGGCTTTGCTCGGCCATTTTGTTGAAAATTTCTTCACGTGCTTGCTCGATCGTTAAGCCCCTTTCGATCAAGTCATCCGTAAAGTCAACATCCATTTTGGCAATACGGGCGGCGTTACGAATAAGGGTACACCTGTTTCTTTCCGCTGTTAAAATTTCGGTGGCTTGTGTTCTTTCCGTGTGTTCATTGTTAGAAGGCATTACAATTTCTGGTTTTTGGGTGGTTGTTTCTTCGCGGATGCTAGCATGATAATCGGCGGGAATGGGGGTTAGGGATATTTCGATAGGTTCCCAATCAATAGCACGGTAGTTGGGTGCTGAACCTTCCCCGTTAATTTCTCGCAAATACTTGTGTACATTGTATCCTACGGAAATTGAACGGATGATACCAGCTAAAATATCATTCCAAATACCTGTGAATTGTTCTTGGGTTGAAAATTTAATTGTTGCCCGGCATTCATTATTTTCAATCGAATACTTGGTAACAATACCGAGTTGCTTAGTTCTTGCGTGATTGTCAAGCAAGGGTACCACTCCATTTTCTAAACGGCCAGCCCGAATATGTACCGAGTTACAAGATAAAATCTCGTAGAAACTTTCGTCCCATCCATTTCGATATACTGGCGTTTCAGTTGCGAAAACTACATCGAAGAAGTTCCCATCTTCGGTAATTTTGATAGTGTTGCTATCCACGAAAGCACGTTGGTAATACAGTTGGGGCATGTAACAAAGGTCATTACCAACTATCGACGTAATTAATCAATCTTTAAACGTACGCTAGCTTTCTAATATGCATATTCCATGGGTTGCAAGCATGAGTGCTTTTTTTAGCTTATAAACCGGTGTGCGTACCCCTTTTACATCTTCGATGATTGTTGTTCCTTTTTTATCTGTATAGACAAAATCAGCGATATAAGTGCAAATTTTTACATTATTTACAACAATAGCATATTTTACCTGTAACCGTAGATTGGATATAGATTTTAGGTTTTCCTGCTCTTTTAATTCAATGTACCTTAGTGCTTCTTTTTTTGAATCAAACTTGTTGCCGAAAACATAGCATATTTTATTCCGGTATTTCCTTGGCTTCACTAGTTTTTGTATTCATGTTAATTTTAGCTTTTAATTCAAAACTTGGGTCGCATTCTGGCATTAAACCAGCGTCGGCGTACAGCTGGTTCATTTCCTTTAAATCGGACAAAATCAGTTCGGGATCATAACCATTTTGGCGCATGATATTTTGAGGTGAGTTAAACCCGGCACGAACCGCGATTTTATCCGCGGTAGTTTCCTTCAACGGGTCAATCATTTGCCTAACCGGGGCCGTCCATTCCACGGCAATGTTAATATCAGCTTTGATGCCTAAGGAAATTCGCGCATGCTCTAACCACCAACTGTATACGCATTCGCAAAAAGATGGTATAAAAAATAGGTATTGCCAATGTTCAATATTTTTTTGGAACTCGATTGCACCCATTCGCCCGCTAGAAAAATTTACTTGACTATAGTCGTTGGTAAATGTTTCATACGGTATACAATACCCGTTAGCAATACCACGGTACTGCGCCCTTGTAAATCCTTCGTAAGAGTTATTTTGCGGTGGTGTTGCATATGACATGGATTCGCCGTTGCGCAAATATGTTATCATACCCGGCGAAATTTCCTCTACAACTTCTTGGCTACTATCGTCTACTTCCTCTAAGTCATTCTTCGATACAAATATCGGCATACATGCAGCGGTTTTTTTGCCCACCAGTTCAGCGTCTTCATAATCATCTAAGTCACGTTGTTTTACCATACTTGCCGCAGCAGCAGGGATGCCACGTATTTGCCCGATCCGTTCAGCGTCGAAAACGTGAAGTACATCGGTACTAGGAACTAGGGAGCTTTTGGCTCCACTGCGAGCAGGATGTTTATCAAATAAATAATACCCGGTGATTTTCCCGATCGAATTAAATTTAACGCCACTTTGCGTATAGCCACCATCGGGGTCGGTTTCCGTTGTTTTAGACGAATCTAAAAAATCACCTTCCAGTAGTTGAATTTGTATGCCAAACTTGTTGTATTCAACGGGCATTTTCTTTCTTAATACAATCACCTCTCCATTGATAATAATTGACCGCATAGCCATATGTTGCAGCGCATATAAGTTCTTCTTTTCGTCGAAGTCACATTTTACATTAGCTGCCCATTCATGCCATGCGGCCTTTAAACTCGCTATAGTAGCAGTATCCCGGTTGTTTGGCTTGGAAGATAATTTCCCTAATTTAGCTACAATCCTAGGGGTTGGTAGAATACCTGTTCCGACAACGTTGTTCGCAATAGTACGAGGGGCGCGCTTTGCATAAGGGTTGTTAAAGTGCAAATCCCTTGCGCGGGCTGTTAAAGTTGGCAAGTCCTTGGCAATTTCTTCGTTGGGATCAGTTATAGTATTTGTTTTCCAACTAGTGTGCCGGCGACCTGTTGCTGCCCCTTCAAATGCACGCTCGTTCGACGCCAGTATATCAAGTTTTTGACGGTGTAATTCGCGTTTTAGTGCAGTACTAGGGCTTACGTATGCAATTAATTTTTCTAGCTTATTCAATCTACATGCCTTTAGTGAATGAAGTGAATTTTTTGGTTATGTGCTTCTTACGTAAGCCTAGCGACAATTCCATCTCACTTAGTAACTCTTTCATTTCGTTTAAGTTCCTATAGGTTACCAGTTTGTCGGCGAATTTTACTGTTAGTATTCCTTGGCTATACGCATCATGTAATTGCGTGTACTGCTCATTCGTGTACTTTCTCATCGGGGTAAATTGTTTGTAGTTTCACATCGCAGCAAATGATTTGAGATTCAAGCTTCCCGGCGATGCTTTCAATTTCTTTAATGTCGCAGGCGGTTTGCCTAATCACCCGGCGGTTGGCGTCGATATTATCAATTAAACGCATAACGGGTTGATGCCCACGGAAACCGAACAAGTTGGCAATTTCGCGATATGATAAGGTAGTACTATTACGGATCAAATAATAAACTACACCTTTACGGTATACTGCAAGTGCTTGTTCTGTCTTCTGGAATAGTGTTGCACGGTCAATATCCCAATAAATGCATGCTGCATCGATTAACCTTTCTTCAAGTGGTTTTGTAGCGGTTTGAAACGTTATAAGTGCCATGGGTGCTATTTGTTACGGTTCCAATAAGAATCTTTGTTACTTTTCTTTATAGTTTTTGTTATTTTCTTTTCTGCAATGGATTGTACCACGTTGGTTTCTGTTATCCAGCGTTCATTGCTCCACCGGTCACAACCGATTATTGCTGCTGCTGCACGCGCGTATACACGGCAGTCCAAGGGTTCGTTTCTTGGGTAACGCTTCACCCATACGTATGATAAGTAGCCTTTTTTGTTTCGTACAATCTCTTGAACTTCGGCCGTCAAGCCTTTAAAATAATGGGTTTCACGCTGCGGCATATAGCAATAACCGTATGGTACTTCGCCAGTGGATGTATCAACCGATTGACGCAGGTTTGCATAAATTTCTGATTTGATAAAACTAGAACCAATATGCCACACCTTTTGCTTACCGATCTTTTGCCCGTGTTTTACCGTATCGATTATTTTGGGAGAAGAAAAGTATGCATTAAGGCTATCGCTACCTTTAATTGGAATTACCCGGCTAAATGTGTGCTTCTTAGACCACCTATAAACGGTACTTGTATTATAACCACTGTCTATGCAAGCCAATCTAAGGGGAAGTTGTGCGCCATCCTCCCGGCTCCATGTTTCACTCAATATTTTATCGAGTTCGTTCCATACATCTTTTTTAGTAGTATCACCAACTAATACACGGTAATCGACTGATTGAGTTATACCCTGTGGCATCCAACCAACTATTTCTAGTTCTACACGGTCGCTTTGCACATCGATCCCCGCTGTCAAGAAGGCCACGGACCTCATTAATGTATTTGGTAAATATTCCATTGCCCTATTGTAAATAGCTTCCCATTCAGGCGCTTCCGTAATTTCTTTGTATGTTTCCCCAAGTACCGTGTTAAAGAATGCTTTCATTTTAGCGTCATCACCTTGGGCGTTAACCCATTCTTCGGTAATTTCAGCCCACGATTTCCAGCCAAAAGGTGAGTACAATGCATTTATATGATAACCTACTGTCCTTTTATCTTTTAACTCCGGCTTTGATGCTATCCATTTGCCTTTTGACAACATATTGCCTTTGTGGCGTTCGGCAATCTTTCCTTTGCAGAAAGCACATTCATAATAGGTATTTTCGTAATCGCGACCTTCCCAACGTAATTGGGCAAAAACAAGTTTCTGAAATTCACCGCAAACCGGGCATGGTACATGGTAGTAGCGTTGATCTGTTAGGAAAAACTCGTTTGATATTAAGGATCTTCCTTCGATTGTTGGAGTACTAATAATTAGAATTTTCCTATTAGGATAAGTAGAGGTGCGTTTCTCCGCAAGAATAATCGGCGATCCTTCACCGTCAACATCGTTTGGGTATGCATCTACTTCATCCAAGAGTAAAAAACGGACTGGCATACTACGCAAGCCAACACCAGAATTTGCACCCGTAAGTACCAATGTCCCCCCTATAAAATCCTTTTGGCTTATAGTATTACTGCTATCCTTTGCTTTACTTGGTTTAAACTTCTCCGCTAAAGATGGGGAAGCGTCGATCATTGGCGTAATACGCATTTTACTGTTGCGTTTCACCATATCAACTGTAGGATTTACTACCATTATTGGCCCCGGTGCACAGTCTACGATATAACCAATAAAATTGTTACCAACTTCGGTAGCTCCAATTTGCGTACACTTTATTATAACGATTTTTTGAACGGCACTACCAACACTCAAATGGTTCATGGGTTCTTCCCAATAAGGTGTACGCGCTGTACGATATAAACCAGGTTCCGCAGAGGAAACACTATCAAGGTGGCGTTTGGTATTCGCCCACTCCGAAACCGTTAAACGTGGTTCTGGGGTTAATCCTGCAATAAATCCGGCAATTAACAATAAATGATTATTTAGCAATGGACGTAAGCTTTTCTAAGACTTCGTGAATGGCGTTTGTTAGTATAGCGTGCGCTTCGCTTCTTGTTTCGGCAGCTATGATATTATCAATCGTGCGATCCGGTATATTTAGAAACGCGGTGCGTATTTGTTGCCCAAACTTGAAAAGTTCTTGGTAAACTGCTGCTTTGTTAACTAGTTCTTCCTTCTTTTCCTTTAATTCTAGTGCAATCAATTGAGCCGATAATATTTCTTTTACCCGTTTGGCATCGTTGTACGAACTATCGCTATCCAGCGTTAGGCCCTTTTTTGGGGTGTCGTTTACATGGTTATCCGTAGACGCGGCATTATGAATATAGCCCCACTCGGCGTTGGCAATTTCTGGAATAATCTTTTTTGTAGCAGCATCCCATCCTTTAACTATTTTGCCGTCCTTAATGGCCCGCCTTACCGCTTCGTTGGACACACCAATTTCCTTGGCATATTGACGTTGGGAAAGTTGCATAATAAAGGATTAACCCCCTAAAATAATAGGGGGCATTTAACCTAGAAGGTGTCTTTTGTAATTGCTTGCTTGCCTTTTGCGGTGAAGGAAAGATCGCCGTTTTTGTTTGCTTTCAACATACCTTTATTAACAAGGTTTGTAGCAATTTTCTTTTGCTTCGTAGAAAGATTGTTTCGATTTACTCCCTTAGTGACGGACGCGCGTAACGCTGGTTTTCCACCTACTGCCATATTATATAGTATTGGTTAAAAAGTAATTTTCGCTAAACATATCATTGTTAAAATATTGAATGAGGTTTCCTTGTGCATCCAATGAAAAGTTGGCGGAATCTTCATGTAGTTCAATACCTACAGCATATTGAAATAGGCTTTCATGCAATGATCGTTTCATCCGGCGATCATTCCAACTAAGTTGTAACAACCGCTTAAAACTTTGCTTATAGCCTTCCTCGCTTCGTATCTCGTTATCTACATCGCGGTTCATGCAACGCATATAAGGCGATATATTGAAATCACCTTTCGGAAGCAACGGTAATAGTAAATCTTCGAATTCTTGGTAATAAACTGGTTCGTTGTTCGCCTTGTTTTGAATGCACCAGTTAAGAAATTGATAAATGTTAGGGAAGCACTTATCGTATTTGTTGTAGAATGCATCGAAGAAATTATTGCCGCCGACATGATTAATACCTTCAACAGCTAAGCCCTTATCCAAGGCATACTTGCAGATATTAAGCATGAATTGCTCTACATGAGGTTGAATAATTCGAGAACTTTTAACCCCTTCTTGAATAAGGTCATTACCTAGCATCGATTTATCACGTAGGGGCATGACCGCCAACTGCTTTGTATTAAAATGTAACGGCGCCATCCAAATACCATGTACTCCCTTATTGCGTAGAATGTCAATAAGCAAGTAAGCATCATTGTTCGGCAAAAAAGTTGGGGACGTTGGGTTGATACCTACAATAACATCATGCCCCAATGACTTCAAATTATCTATAAGTTCTAAACGCGATTGGATGGAAGGCGCCGCGGGTTCATACCTTTTGCGAATATCATCATCAAGCATAGGTATGGAAATGTACCATACCGACGATGGTAGGAATTTGAGTACATCCTCTATACCCTTGCCGCCTCGTGTCTGGATTGTAACAGGCACTTGCAGGTTGGTAAGTATTTCAATCACAGGTACAGCCTGCGCGTAATTTGATGTAGCGAATGGATCAACTAAATTTGAAATTAGCACCGGGTATTTTTCCCGTAATAGTGTTGCCTGTAGCGAATTGCTACTAAACATACCTTTTAACTGCGTTTGAAAATCTTTCGTAGAGAACGTGCGTTGCGGATTGTTTAGGTTTGCAAAGCAGTATGAACATTTATGGGAACAGTAATTAAAGGAAAGTTGAAGGGGCGCGGGATGGATTAACCAGTCGCCAACATAGGGAAATATCATAAAACTTTGTATTTAGCTGGTAACGATAGTAAACATAAGTTGAAAGGCGGCGGTGTCGTTCGATACCTTTGCTTGTTTCTTCCAAGCATCAAATTTTAAGCGCTCCGCTTTAGTAAGTACAATTGAAAGCGGGAAAAGATTTTGTTCAAAACTAGCGGCTGGTGTGTGTTTAGTGTTATCTTGCCGCTTAACCTCTACTTGCGCGGCACTATCGGTGGCCCCGTCCGGTTCGTAATCGTAAACTACACTGGCCATTGGATCATAATCTAGGCCAAGGGCGCCGAGGTCCAAGTTTAAATCGGCGCTTAGTACACCTACAGCATCAAAATCGATATTAAAGTTTGTTTTAGAGGTCGTGTTGTCAAGTATTGCCATTTCACGACCCTTTTTTGTCTTAATGTCAACATCAACGCGCTGGGTAACCACCAATGTTTTACCATCCGTAGGCACTAAAATAACCTTATCGTAGCCTTGTTTTTTGGCTTCATGGGTTATATGGTTTCCTGCTATGATTACATTGTTTTTATCGACTAGAACGCCGCGCCCTAGCCCATATTTGGATATTGACTTGTTTATTAAGCCTTCACCATTAATGGTGCCTTTATTTAAGTTTTGGGCATCCTCTTTTAGTTCGCTGATTGCGATTTCTCTTATCGTATGTTGCATTAGTTAGGTTGTCAACTTCAAAAAAATTCTTACGCTAGCGGTTTTCTGCGGCTGTGCCCACCCGCAAAGGGGGTACTATTGGGAGAACCTTGCTCATAGGGGGGGACTTAATTAATATTCTCTTTAACATCTGTTCTGAAATTTGAATATACCTGCGGGACTATAAATTAGAACCGGAGTTCAATACGATAGATTTACATTTTATACAAAAAATTCAATATTATGTATAAAGTTGAAAATTAAAATCAAACTAATTTCAGCAAAGATAAATACTTGTAACTAGTTGGATATTAAAGCAATTAAGTATTTTTTTGATGCAATTTTTTAGCAACAAAATTAGATCATTAAGAATATTTAAAAGTTAGGCGGTGAGCTTTCTAAGAATTTTAAAAAGATTAAGGAGCAGATAATTATTTTTTATTAAAATTATTAACATGGTTAACAACTTAATTCTATAATATAAAAAGCTGATACATAGTAGATTGCGTACTTTTTACTATATGAAATGGAAGGTAGATTTTGTCGAAAAAATCGAATATTTTCATTACTTCAACAAAATAAATGGGGATGTAAATTTTTTCGGGGTAGTATTTCAATTATCTTTGAAACACACGTTAAATATTTTTAAATACTGCTCCTGTGAAAAGGGGTATAGTAAAAATTTTCATTTTATGCAGATAATAAAAAACTGGTAATGAGTAACGTACCCGCTTACTTACCAGTAATTCTAAAGGGTACATAAAACTCAAAAGATGGTTAAAAAGACCCATAGCCGAAAGCCTCGGAAAAAAGGCCACCATGCTTCTGTTACTGAAACAGAGGCAAAAAAAAATCATTGTAACTGTGGCTGTGTCCACAAAAAACAATCGATTTTATTATTACTTGGTAAACAAGCTGCCAATATGTTGTTTAACTTCATATTTCAAGCTGCAATTAAAGGAGCCTTGCACCTCCTTTAATGCGTTTACCAAGATTTTTTGACTATCTAAAGCCGCTATATATCATGTAGCGGCTATCTTTTTGCTTAAAGCAATATATTAATAGAACTTCATTCCGTCTAACACTGTGAGTGGATAATTAATTACTCGATTACTTCTCGCTATTATGCTTAATGCTGAGAAAGTACGTTTAAACGTACTAGCGAAATTAGCTGTTTTTTATTAAACTACAAATAATTTCATTAACAGTGGTATAAATAGTTATTATAACCATTAAAACATACTGAATTTAATAACATAATGTAAATGGCTTAGGTTATTGTTATTCATAACTCAATTCATCAGGGATACTAATTAAATCGTTGGGGGTAATTTCTAAGACAAAACATAGTCTAATTATAGTGCTTAGCTTGGGTTCATGCACTCCTTTTAATATATTATATATAGTTTTCTTCTCCACTCCAGCTTGATTCGCCAATGTTTGATAACTCAATTTCCGCTTTTCCATATAAAATTCTAGCTTTTTCCCAAACTCGAGTTTATATATCTTATTGGATTCTAACATCTAACAAAGTGAAGTAAAAGAAAGTTTCAAATTGGAGTAGTTTACTACTCCGTTCTTTAAAAATTTTTCTATATTTGTAGAAATAACTAAGAAAACTAAAATCAGTTTTGAGAATCATATATTATTTTTGCGATTCGTAAAAATATTTATAGGCATCTTGCTTCGTCTAAATGCAGGGAATACGTAGGAAACATTCAATTTAGCATTTTGGTGACGTTTGGCAAACAGAATGCCCATGCCATAGCGTGGGCTTCTTGTCCGTCACCAAGCCCCTCCTACGGGTTCCCTGCGGCAAGGAGATTCCACGCTTTTTTTGTTTTCTTGTTAAAATCATGTTTAACCCAGTCAAACTAATCGTATGACAGACTTTAACAAGTGGAATATTGTTGATCCCGAGAATGTCGCTTGGCGTTCTATTAAATTCGAGGAAATCCAAGAACATAATTTATCAATTATGCTCAATAATGTAGAAAAACTCCTTATTGCCACTCTCGAAATTTCCAATCTATTTATTGAAAGTAATCTACCTACAACCTCACTTTCATTATCACTAGTCAATATTGAAACTACATATCGTTTACTAGTTTATGCTAGACTAATGAGGAACAAAAGTATTTCACTTAAAAACTAGTAGGCACAAAATTTTTTTAAGCATAAATTTTTCTAAATGCAAAATGAAGATTTTCTTTTTAGTATAAGACTAGAAGAAGTAGGGAAAGAAGTGATTATAACTGATCGCGTTTATTATCAAATTCAAAGAGTACTAAATCCCCAACAGCTTACACTTATTATTAACTATTTTTTTGAACTAACAATATCATATGTAAGAGTATTGTCCAGTAAACATGAATGGTATAATAAGCTCATGCTAAATTTCTATTCATTATTTAGGTTGTCAGCGACAATACTTAAATATGGATTTGTACAAGAAGAAGAAGTAGTTAGAATGTTTTTAGAGTTCTGTAGAGAAGTTTGTATAAGTAGGTTCCGAGAGCGGATAGATCATCTCGTTTGGCATTACAAAGGAATAACTGAAACCCCTAAAGACTTCGTACATCATGCTGCCGGCAATTATACTGATTTTTATGAACTACTATTACATGCTTCTCCATTATCTGAAATTTTTAATGAACGTTTGGAAAGATATCATGACCTGAATATTGGTTTTGATGTTGATATTTTTGATGATTTCACCTTTGATTTCATCACTGGTGATTATTTCGGTACTATCGGATCAATTTGGCAAACTAGTATTCAAGTTAAAAACATTTCTACTCTGTAAAAATCTAATTTCAAAGACCATAATAAATTTTGTTAAACATGGTATTGATAACGTACGAAGAAATTGGACAGGAATTCGATAAACTCGCTGTCACAATGAGAGGAAATGAGTATATAGGTACACTTTCTGTTAACCATAATAAGCAGCAGCCAATCGTACTTAGAAAATTTTGTTGTAAGTACTTAAACTGGGACTATAGTTTATATTATCGAAAAATGGGAGGGTATGATGTAATGCGTAAAAATGAAACTGCATTTGTGAACATGATTAACCATAAGATATACTATTATCTCTCTACAAAATATAAATGTCCATATACAAAAAATAAGAAGTAACGGAACTAAAAGGTATAATTCATAGCAAAAATTCATAAAGAGAGATTCTTCTTTCCAATGTTACAGCACAAAAATGGGAAATTTAGTACCATGAGCTAAATCAAAGTAGTCATTGTCTAAATTTCATGAACTAACCCAAAAAGGATTCTTCCTTATTGGCTATTTTAATCAATTGAAATTAGATTGGTTTTAAAATCAAACAAAGGGTTAGTAAAATATAGCGTCTGAGTTTAGAGAGGATTAGCTGTGAAAACGGTTAATTATAGGGTAAATGTACCATGGGAGGATTCTTCTTCCTATGGCTTCTTCAAATTTTTTAAAAATATTTTTCATCCATTTTTTGTTAATCCATGTCTTATATACCAATGAGGGATACTCCCTCATTGGTTTTAATGAAACCAAAAATATAAAGTATTATGTGTTTGAGAATTGCGATTACATAATAACAACTAAATGTTATTTATAACACGATTAGTTTAATTTAGCAAAAGAGTTCCTTATATTTTCCCACATGTTTACCCAAAGAGGATTTTTCTTCATTGGTTCATTTTTTAATATTACTTTACTCTATTACAACCTATTACAACGCAGCATAATTTTATCATTTTTCCAGAGTAGCTAAACGGTATTTTAATTCATGCAACAAAATATTAGGTACCACATCGTGAGATTTTTTACTAATAACTTCCATTGTATTTTTATTTACAACAGTTGAATAAATTGAAATTGAAAGTAACTTGGTAATCTTTAGATCACTGCCTGTTTTCTGTTCACGCTTTGTTCTTTGTTCAAATCCACCAGATGGACTATACCAACCACGAGCGTATACATGAGCATTGGAAGGAATCATAAATGCATAAGATATTAAGATTCTCTTTCCTTTATGTATCTCAACTGAAACACCTAAAACATTTCGACGAGCCTTTCTTTTAGCTTTCCTTTTTCTTCTAATAATACTCCCATTTTTGTTTAATCGTACCTGTTCTTTGTGTGAAGTAAACTTAGGGGAGAAGTCCTTAAGAGTTAATGATTCGGAATTGGCTAGAATAGAGGCTTCTAATGTGTTGCTAAATGCCTTATGGTGGACTATTGATTTATCCAAACTTGATTGCGTGATTTTATACTCCGAGTTTATTATTTTTTTTGCAGTTGTTCGTAATTGCAGTGCCGATTTATTCAAGGTAGAAGCTAAAGCTAAACGCAATTTTTTATCACTTAGCGAATCTTTGAAGTTATTAAGTTTTGCTAAGACATTATCGATATTTAAATGTAGCATGCAATTAATGGTTTATTTAACAACATGAATAAATTGCCCATCTTTATATTTAAACTTTACTTTTCCAACTGATGTTTGAACTTCGTAAATGATTTCTCCAAAATGTAGGTTAATTGCAAATGAAATAATTTTAGGAGGTACAATGCTTGGCAAAACTATTTTTGGTTGTATTGATTGAATTAATTTTTGTTGTAATTCGGTTGATATAGTTACATCCTTTTTTATTATCCCCAATAAAATTTTGAACCCATCTGGTTTGTTCGCTGCCTTTAACAAATTTTCCATTTCAAAACTATTATCTACGTTATACAAATATTTGTAACGATCACTAGCTATATATGTATAATGCTGTTGGGCAAATACCCATTGTGTATAAGGTGTAAAAAGGAACGTTTTAATACTGGAACTATTAACTTGTTGTCGAACAAAATACTTATAACCCTTCTTCAAAAGAAGAGAAAGAGTATCATTATCAAAATTAGGTACAATATCTTCCATGTTAAGCATATAACAAATTTATGTATAGCGACGATTAAGCCAAAATTATGTTATACTTGTTGCCTGATTCAATGATCAAGTTTCTTAATGTATTCAAGCAACAAATATTGTTTTGCTATTGCAACGATTTTTCCTTCAAGTTCTTTGCCCGAAATATTAATTTTAATTATACTAAAAGGCTCACGATAACTAGTATAATAATAAGTCTTTGCTTTTTCTAAATCCAGTGGAGCTGTAATTTTATTAGCACGAATCAAATAGTCAACTATGTAGGTTGGGATAAAGTCAAAATCTAAAGTACCGGCACGATATTTCTCCCTTAAAAAACTTATCATTTGCTCGTTGCTTTCTTCATTTTTCTCATCCAATGAAATTTCTTCCTTCGGAAGAATTAAATTTAAATGATGCTTATAATCTGCAATTGCCTTACTACGCATTTCGCTTCGAATATAACTTCGAATGAAAAACATGAATGTTTTTAAATTAAGCCCAAAATAATCACCGTAAGAATCGTAAACTCCATTACGTAGCGCAATTTTCACTTCATCTACTGTTAACCTTGGTACTTCTTCTAGTATCCTTTCGATTAGTTCACCACATTGAATGGCCAGTTGACTTGCATCTGCTTTTTGCCCAGCTATAGAGTAGGCCATTGTCATAGCGTCAATAAGTTTGCTATGTGTGTTCTCCAATACTGTATTATTCGACAAATCTAAGTCCCCAAGTTTTTCGCTACCTAAGGCTTTTACTATGTTTTGTTCCTGTATACCTAGTTTGCTTAATATTCTATCGCTAAATTTTATTACCCCCCTATTATCCATTTTCGTGTAGCTTTTTGAGTAAAAGTTTAGCCTTATTCGCTTCTTGGACATTATTCCCCATTACACCCGCGGCTTTAATAGGTATTTTACCCATGTTTTGAGATGAGGAGTTCCCTAGTTTATTAGCAATGGCTTGTAAATATTTTTCAATCTGGGTAATGGAGAAATCCTTGTAGAATGAATCTGTAATAATAAAACTTACAAGCTGTTCCCAAGTGTCAAGAATTGAATGCCGGTCGTTATCATTAAGAAACGAAAGATTGGAAGCCGATGCAATAGATGATGCAATTTTAAGTAGCGCTGGGAAGTCTTTATCCCTTTGTACAAGGTATTTAGGCTTGTAATTTGTGAAAATGTTCAACATATTTGGAACCAAATAGGTTGAACCAACGATTTCGCTCTTTGCAGTTAGCTTATCTCCGCGTTTGCTTTCAATTTCAAATACTTTTTCATTTTCATTTTCATTTTCATTTTCATTTTCTAAAGGTATTTCTTTGGTAAACATTTGGTAAGTTTCTGGTATAACATTTGGTTCTTTTTTACTCCATCTTTTTTTTACATTGTCTGATTGCTTTTGTTTATGTTTTTCGCGAGTATCACGAATTATCTCCAATCTTTGGTTTTGTAATTTACCATCGTTGTCACTAAATTTAGTTGAAAGTAATGGCCACGTTTGTGTAAAACTGCTGCAAATACGCTCTAAACGTTTTTTATCATTAGGAATAAATCCTGCATCCCATTGGTAGATAAGCAAACGAATGTACGCCCCGACCTCTTCGTCTGTCCAGTCGAGGGTTGCGCCGCGAAAATCGTTGTAATAGAGCGGCAAGATTGGGTCTTTTGCCATGTTGAAGAAATTAGCCAACAGCATACCATCTATTATAATTGTGGTATGCTGTTGGTACTAGTTTGGTAAATAAGGTTGCTCGGTTATTTCTATGCTATAGTCATTTTTGTAGAATTTCGACTTTTATAGCCACGCCGTTTGACCTTCAACTTTGGTTTGCTATTCCAATAATGATCAAAAGTAGCTGCAACATAAATTTTCCCATCCTCGGTAACATAATATAATACGCCATCTTCGATGTAGTCACGAATAATTACTGGTTTTGTCATTTGCATAATAGCTAGGTTTAATTGTTATCAAAAAAGTCTTTCCACTTGTTCAAATGGCGCTTGCGTTTACGCGCCTTTATCCACAAAAAGGTAAGCAATGTTGTACCGCCAATTACTAGTACTGTGATGATTATTGTCTTCATATAGTAGGTATGTGTTGTCTGTTATGAGTGACACAAAGATCGTCCTAACTTAATAGGTCTGTAAAGTGGATGTGCAGGATAAGGATTACTTTGCTTCAATATCAAAGAAAGAAGCGTCGTAAAAATGAAATTATTGAGCGCCTTTACATCCAAGCAATTGCCAATCTCTGAATTTGTAAGTGTTTTACCATCTTGTTTAAATATTAGGTATTCCTTTTGTCCAAATATGCCTACTGAAATTGTTAAATCCCTTATTGGGTTTAACTTTTTAGCTATTGCATAAAAAGCCAGACACGCTGGTGATGTAGTAAACATCGCAATCGTATAATAGCTTTCGGCTTCTACCGCATGTATTTTTAGCACGGTACCGTATGGATAATCATTTATCGAGAAATTTACTAAACGACAATTAATTTCAGTGAACTGGCAAACCCCTATTATAGTGTCGAAATAATACCCGTTCCTAACTATTATATTATAAATTTTATTCAT